TAGTTTCTTTTAAAAAGAACCATAAATCTTGCTGCGCTCCAAACTTATTTATAAAAATAATCTTTCTACCACTACCATACTTGGTACAATCTATTCTTGATATTGTTGATGGATATGGCCCACCTATTGTAATTGAACTTGCCCCAAAGGATAGAACTGATAAACTACTGCCAATAAGCATAGGAACTTTACCAGTAAATCCACTTACTCCGGGAATACTTTTTGGATAATATATATCTACACTAAAATTTGAAGTTGATGGATTGTTAGATATTAAATAACCAGCAGATGGTAATGTTGGATTTGTTCCCTCTGTAAACTCCCCATAGGCTTCAAAACCAGTATCAAAAAAAGTATCGGTATCTCTTAATATACCAGTTGCATTTAACCCACTCCAAAGTGTAATTGTTGTTGTAATACTAATAATTTGTGGTATGTAATTAGAATTATAGCTTATATCTAAATAATCTCTTGCAAGTTCTGATATGTCAAAATTTACAGTAGTTTGTTTAGTAGTGTTTTTTATTAAAGTATATCTATTTGTCCCATCAATATTTATAACGCATTTTGCAGATGCTACACCACTTACTGGTATTTGCATATATTTAAACTGTGGGCTTCTTAAAGCTAATATTGCCATATCTTTATTTTTTTTGTGCTAATAATATTGATGTTTCAACATCTATAATGAAACTATCAAATAATTCATTTGGTAATCTTTTAACTGCTGCTTCAAATGGCTTTGTAAAAAAGAAAGTTGCTTTTATTCCTTTATTCTTTATACTATTTGCTAATATATATCCCATTGTTTCATAAGTTCCAAACCTACCTTTTTTATCTCTTGGTTGCAGCTTTCTATATTTTGCCCATTTAGAAAATATCTTTGTTTTATATTCAAGACCTTTTAAATTACTGCTTGGCTTATAAGAAAATGGTGTATTCTTATTTTCTGTATAATTACTTTTAACACCTTTAACACCCCTATCTTGAAATGCTCCATATTCTTCCATATAGAAGTCAATGATAACACCATCTTCAGATTTCTCTATTGTGTATTTTAATGAATTATAAAGTTCTTTAGTATAATTCTTTTTACCTTTAGTTAATTTACTCCTTGACTGCTGAATAACATAATTACCAAAATCTTCTAATGCTTTTTCTGTTTTATTAAATTTCATTAGCAAATATTAATATCGTTGTAAATCTGTATATCCATAGTTGCAGACCAACCAGCTAATTGATTTTCGAATCTATCATAAAATGGGTCTAAACTTGGATTGCCATTTAATTGATACATATCTGTATGTAAATTTCCCATCCTTAAACGTTGTATAAGCCTATTTAAAACCCCCAGCTGCGTGTTTAATATATCTTGTACATTATCATTACCTTTAAATCTATCAAGCGTTAAATCCTTTGATTGGTCTACAATATCACAAGCCAATACTGTAATATTAAAATCTAAAGTTTGTTCATTTACAACTACTGTATTTATTATAATATGACCAAGTGGAAATATATCTTGCTTGTTGAGGTTTACATCGGAAATATCTCCAGTAGTAACTGTGTTGATGTTTTTATCTGAAAGTAATTCAGTTTTTATAGTTTCTGTTAATTGATAGAAACCTCTTATTCCTTGTTGGCTCATTTAAATTTCTTTTTAATTTGTTTTGCTTCTAATTCATTTTTATCTTTCATAAATGATAGCATCATAAAGCACTCGTGCATTCCTAATTTAGTGATATTTTCAAATCTTGTAATATCTCCTTGAGCGAGTCCAAAGATACTTTGATACCATCCCCATTTTTTTGAAAAGTTTGTTGCTGCATCAAGTTGTTCACTTCCTCCTCCTCCAAATAATTCAGCATAACTGTCGATAATTCCATTCCTAAATTGTAGAAAAAAAAAACAGAACCTAAAACAACATCTAATGGAATTTCATCTAATTTATCTTTTGATTCAGTATTGTAATCTTCTATTAAATATTTATCTTTTATCTTTTCTGTTATCGGTCTATATAAAACATTCATAGCAATGTGCATATTATCCCAATCTCCCATATACGTATCCAAATCAACATATTCTCCTAATGATATATCTTCTAATTTTGGTATAAAACCATATTCAATTTTCCCCAGCTTAAAAGTATTTATTAGTTTTGGTTTTTCTTCAAACATTAAATTTAAAACATTTACTATTTTATCTGCATCTGATAACTTTATATTTCTAACTGCATTTGAATCTAAATTGCAGAATATTTCTATCATTTTACATTGCAGAAAATAAGGGTCATCATTTTCTTTTTGTATCTTAATGAACTTCTGATACTGTTTTAATGTTATTTCTTTCAAACTATTAGGAACAATCAAATCTACTTTCATATCTATATAACGTTTTTAATTTGGTTTTTTATAATAGTAAAGGTAATAAAAAAAGGCATACATTTCTGCATACCTTAATTCATCCTTAACACTAACTTAAATTATCTCATACTGCTCTCAAAACATTTGCTGCAACAGTATTGTTTATCTTCTTCCATATCTGCACCACATTCATAACATTCATATTCTGATTGTTCGTGTGGGTTTAAAAAATCATCCCAACTCATATCTTTACAATTTTAATATCTCCGTTAACGTAATGCTCTGCTTTTATCCCAGTCTTTAATTTAACAACCTTGTAAGGCTTTATATTGTGACTGATTAACCTTTGCTCGTAAAATAGTTTTAATGCTATCATAGTTTATAATTTAAAGGGGTTTTTACACCCCCTTGTTATTAAATTAAATTATTTATTTTATATTCTAAACCTATTGCATCCCCTATAAACCAAGCATTTTCTCCTTGAGGATAATTTTTACTATAATGAGTTAAACAATAGTCTTTGTCAGAATCAATAAAAGTTCTAAATTTTTCTCCTTTAATTTTAAACTCAACTGATTTTTTTGTTTTGGTTACTTGAGTAATTTTTTGATAAATGTTTTCCATTTTGTTTCTGTTTTTGTTTGTTAATAATACTGCAATATACAAATACTTTAGTTATAAACAATACTTTTAATAACTTTTATGAAATATAATAATTACCTCTGTTTGGATTTTGTAGCTGATACGAGACTGCGTAACGGATTGCATCGATTATATGATTCCAATTATCTTGTGGTGTTTTTGATTTCTTTTCTAACCAACTATAATTATTTAGTTCTTTAATCAAGTTGATACTATTCTCTTCTACTATCAAATCATAATCTTGGAGTAATGCTATTCCATAAGTTATTGAACCTTGACCTTTGATTGCTTTTACAACATTACAACCCTTTGCTTTTAATTCATATAATAATCTTGGTTCAGCACTATCTCCTACTATTAAATCTGTTCCAGCGTGTTTTAAGTTCAGTTCAGCTATTTGTGATGTGGTAAGTGCTTTAAGATAAAAACATTCCTTTAAATAGATTATTTTATTATTTACATCTATGTTAGTTTCCACTAAAGTATTTTCATCTGCTGCAAATCCATAATCTTGTCCATAGACTGAAACACCTACTCTTTTAAATTGTCCTACCTTCCAGTTTGAGAATATAACGCCTTCTGCTTTTTGTAACCAACCACCCAGCATTTGATGCTTATACTTTTCGGGTCTACGTCTTTTAATGTTCTCTATCTGCTCTAAATAACTTTTTGATAGATTATCTATGTTATCTAAATAAGTGGTGTGTATGTACGTTGTATTGCCTTTAGTTACGTTAATACCATCCATTACTCCTTTATCCTCAAAGAATCTTGTATATATCCAATGCTCTTTTGTAACTGGGTTTAAAATAAGTATTACTCTATTCTGTTGTTTAAGATTTCTAACTGATAAATCTATTTTGTCAAATATGTTTTCATCTGTGAGTTCTTCTGCTTCATCCATTACCCAAGTTGTAACGTTTGCTAAAGATTTCAAATTTGCAGACTGGTCTCCCGATGAGGTTCTAATTCCTTTAAAGATTATCTTGCTACCCGATAGCTTATTTATAATCTCATCTTTTGTTATATGAAAATGGTCTTGTATGTTTAAGGTTTCTATCTTATCTAAAAACTCGGGTATAATAGAAATATAAGCAGATGATAAAGTAAGCCTTGTAAATAATATTGTATGCCCAGCTTCAAAAGTAAGCATCATCAATAATGTATTTATCGAATATGATTTACTTGAACCTCTACCTCCAGTTACTATAAAATACCTTGAATCAGATTCTGAAATAGGTGCAAACTTTGGATTAAGTTCTATCACTTAAATTTAACCAAGTCTTTAAAGTTAATATTGAATCCTTCAGATGAGGTTATGTCTACTGATTCTTTTGGCTTACCATATCTATAACCAAAATATAAACTCATTGCTCTTGAATCTCCTTTTAGTATTTGTTTGCCAAGTGTTTTAATTACCTCATCATTATCTATTAAGTTATCTAACTTTTCTATTAGCTTTAACTCATCTGCTTTCTTTGGTCTACCAGCACCTTCTCTTACTCCTCCGTTATTTTTTCTTTTATCCATTTGAAATGTTTTTGTTTAATCAATTACATATATAACGTATTTAATCTATTTTTTTTCCTAACTTTAATTTAATTAGTTCTTTAAATAATTCTTTTCTTCTTTTACCTTTAGGCAAACTATCAATTAGCTGCTGCATCTTTTGAATTATCTTTTTCATATTTTATTAATTTCTTGGATGATAAAAAGTTATTACAACTTTAAGTTGTTCCTTTGTGTAGTATGGTAAATCATCATATTGAAATTCTTTTGATGGTCTACCTTCCCCTCCATTAGTTTGATTAACTAATATTCCTTTATTTATATCTTTTCTACCATATTTTTTTATTAATCTAATTTCTTGTTTAATAGCTTCCTCCCAAGATATATTAGAAAATAATATTTCTTTAGTAAAACCATATTTATTTACTATGTTATTCCAATAACTATTTCTATTTGTTTTTTTCCCAGCCCTATGTTTGTTTTTCCCAATACCAATATAAAATATTTCATTAGTATCATTTCTTCTATGTAAATAAACTACTGCCATATTAAAAGTCTAAAGTGAATGTTACTATAAATAATGATAGCTTTATAGTTGTGTAGTTAAATTCCTCTGTTGGGTTTAATACTTCCCATCCTAACATAAATCTATTATGTGGATAATGTAATGCTATTTCTAATTCCCAGTCCATATCTATCTTGTTCCTCTTACATCTGCAACATTTGGCGAACCAACTATTACTTCTGCTTGTTCATTTCTTGCTTTCCATTCAAAACTCTTTAGAACCAAAGATGCTCTTTCATCGTATGATTCTTTTTGCTTTCTTGTAAGGCTTCTGTATTTTCTTTCATTGTTAGTTAATCCATCATCAGAAGAAAGTAAGTATTTTAGTGATTCGTTATGAGATACTAATTTATTATACTTTTCTTTTAATTCTGTGAATTGTTCAATTTTTTGGTATGGTGCGTTTATTTGTTGTCCTAATATTTCAATTCTATAAATGTCGTGTAACCTCCTTAAATCTTTATTTATCATTAGTTCCTCAAACATTTTTTTTGAGTGCAAAACAGTTGCGTGATCTCTATTAACCATCTCTCCTATTTTCTTTAAAGACCAATGTGTTGTTTCAGTTGCTATTTTAAAATATAGTGTTCTAAATTTAACTATTTCTGCATCTCTTAATTTAATAGATATATCGTACCCAGCACATTTATCTACGTAGTCTTTTATTCTTTGTAGTTCTATTTCGTGTTTCATATTATATTTTTTTTAATTCGTTTTGATATGCTTGTGCTGCTTCTATTTCATTAACAAAACAACCTAAATGTTTTTTCTTTCCATTTATAGTTATATATGCCCTCCATTTATTTCGCCCTTTAGCTAAAAAAACGCCAGTATATTTTGAAGTTTTTTCTTTTTTATCTTTTGAGCAATTTTCTCTGTGTGTTATTACTTGTAAGTTGTAAAGTTTATTATTTAATTTATTAGTATCTATATGGTCTACAACCATTATGTGTCCACAAGGTTTATGATTTAAGAATGCAATAGCCATTAATTGGTTAATAGTTCTTTTATAGCATTTTTTATTTATATAAATACCTATTTGATAATATCCCCCACCATTAATTGGTTTTTTTAATATTCTTTCTTTTCCATACTTTAAACTTTTTACATTTCCCAAGTTGCTTACTTGGTAACTTTCAAACTCTGGTATGTTTTTCCATACTTCTATTCCTAATCTACTTAATAGTTTTGCATTCATTCTGTTCTTAATTTTAATAAGTGATAGCATTCAGTATATTTCTGTCTTGCTTTGCCTTTATATTGTTCTTTAAATAATTCGTATAGTTTTCTTGTGTATTGATATTTTGTTGTGCAATCTGCAAAGTATTTCTCTGCAAATTTAACACCTTTGCCTTTAAAGTAGTTTACATTGTCAGCAGTATCTCCTACAATACATTGCTCATAGAAATTATACATAGCTTCATCTTCTGATATATCTAAAACAACTTGGTGCTTGTAATGGTAATTGTAAATCAAAGCTGGGAATTGTTTATAGTCTTTGTCTATTGAAACAATCATTACCTCATCCCTACCAATATCTTCACTAATTTGTTTCCAGTATCTTGCAACCATATCATCAGTTTCAATACCATAGCCAAATATAG